ATTTTCTCAATGTCACAAAGAGTGACCCTTGCACAAAATCAATTACAACTAGCACAAGCTAATCCACAAATGCATAACCTATATGAAGCTTATAGAAGAATGTATATAGCTTTAGGTGTTAAAGATATTGAACAGATATTACCAATTCCAAAAGGTCCACAACCACAAGACCCTGCACAAGAACATAGTGTAGTTCTAATGGGTCAACCTTTACAAGCTTTTGTTGAACAAAATCATGAGTTACACATCAAAGCACACAGATTATTTTTGAGTTCTGTTTTAGTAAAGTCTAACCCAATGGCAGTGGTAAATTTAGTATCTCATATAAATCAACACGTATCATTCTTAGCGATGCAAGTTGTTGATCAAGCATTAGTAGAAGAAGCAGAGAAATTGAGACAAGAATTTGGTGAAAATATACCGCCTGAAAAAATTCAGGAACTACAAGCACAACGTCCAACACTAATTGATCAAGAAATTGTTAAAATTACTGAACAAATGGTTATGGAAGAAGCAGAATCTATGCAAGATCAAAACATGGACCCACTCGTATTACTTAAACAACAAGAATTAGCGATGCG